GATTGCAAAGATACGATTAGAAGCTCATAAGATTAAAGGTATTGATACAAAGAAACCTTCTACCTTCTTAGATGATGCGGAGATTAAATCATTCTATAATGTATCTGATAGAAATTATAATGGATATAAAGAATTATTCATTGGCGAAGGAGACTCAGCTGTTGGCGGATTACTTAATGCACGTAATGCAAAATATCAAGCTGTATTTGGATTAATTGGTGTAGTGGATAATACATATGGTATTTCTACAGCACAGGTTTTACAGTCTCAGACATTTAGAAATTTAGTTAAGGTATTAGGCTGTGGTATTGGTCCGGATTTTAATATAAATAAGCTTAAATGGAATAAGGTTATTATATGCACAGATAAAGATGTTGACGGAGATTATATTACATCACTATTATGCACATTCTTTGCAACACATTTACCTGGTATTATAAATGAGGGAAGATTGTATAAAGCAATTCCTCCATTATATTTATTAGATAAGAAAACTGTAAAGAGATATAGCATGAAAACAGAATATCTGTTTGATAAGAAAGAGATGAATGATATCTTCTTCAATATCATATCAAATAATATCGAAGTATGTTTATGTGATGAAAATAATTTTAGTAATCAGCAACTTTTAAAGAAGAGAGAATTATTAGATCTTTTATATCAGACTAGACGATATACAGATGAATTGACTAACCTTACAAAACGTTGTGGGGGTATACCAATTATTGTAGAACATGTATGCTGGAATCTTATAAAGTATCCAAATAATATTAAAAAGTTTAAATCGGCAATAGAAAAACAATTTCCGGAAATGATATATTCATTATCGGAAGAATCTCTTGATGGATCATACAAAGGAGAACATTTTACACTTATAGTGGATAAACTCTTCGTAAAAATGGCAAAAAGATTTATGCAAATCTTATGTCAAATTCCATCTTTTTATGTAATATATAGAAATAAAAAAGATGATATAAATACAGCTGAAATGGTAACATATGGTACATTTTTATATGCCATGAAAAATCAGTATAATATTGATTTGGAGCAGCGCTTTAAAGGAATCGGAGAAGCTGAACCATCAATTTTATTTATATCTACAATGAATCCTAAGCTTCGTAAGTTATATAAAATTAACATGACAGATATTAAGAAGACAAAGGAAATCATAAAATTATTGCATAGTAAAGAAACAGCAATGATTGAAGAGAGAAAGAAAATGCTTGATGAACTTGATATTACTTATGATGATATTGACTCATAATAGGAGGAATTTATAATGAAAAATATACAAGGAACTGGCGGTATACATGCTGGCAAAAGAATGTGGGACGGGATCATTATTGATGATTTTCAAACTGATATGAATGTTGAGGAACAGGAACTTGGTGAATATAATAAAGAAAAGGTTGCAATATTTGCAGCTAATACAAATTATGAAAGACAGTTATTGAAACTCTCAGATAGTTTGAAAACAGCTGAAAGAAGAATATTGTATTCTATGTATTTGGCAAAGGCGTTTCCGAAGACAAAGCCTAAAAAATGTAATTCTATTATTGGTGAAACTATGAAATTTCATGCCCATTCAGATATGTCTATATATACTACATTAGTAGGTATGGCACAAGAATGGAAAAAGCCTGCACCGTTGATTGATGGTAAAGGTAATTATGGTAATGCTGCACATCCTAAAACATTTGCACATTCACGTTATACTGAAGCAGTATTATCTGAATATGCATATGAATGTTTCTTTGACGATTTTGATCCAGATTGTGTTGAAGTTGAATTAAATACTGCAAGTGACCAGTATATACCTAGAGCACTGCCTGCTAAATATCCAAATATTCTCGTAAATGGTGGTGTTGGTATTGCTATGGGTAATTCATTTGCAGTCCCACCATACAATATCAATGATATAGTGGATATGTGTCATAAATTAATTAAAGATCCAGATTATAGTAAGGTATTTATGGTTCCAGACTTACCTACTGGAGTTGATGTAGTAGATGATGGTAACAATCTTAGGGATATCTGTGAAACAGGTATGGGGACTCTTAAAATGAGATCAACTATTGAAATCGAAGAATCTAACAGAAACTGGATTTTAAAAGTTAAAAATATTCCATGGTTTACAGCATTAGATACAATTAATGATAAAATTACTGTATTGACAAAGAGTGGTAAATTACCAGTTAAAGATGTTCAGAATCATTCTTATCAGGTAATTGACAATAAGACGGGTAATATGAAAATGATAATTGATTATAGAATCATCATTGATAAAGCACATGACCCAAATATTGTTAGAGCAAAGCTTTATAAGAATACTGAATTAGAAAAAAGTATGGCGATTAATTTCAAAGTAGTATCTAATGAACTTAAAGCTGTTACTCTTAACATGAAGGAGTTAATCTTATCATGGCTCGATGAAAGAAGAGAATATAAGAGAAGACTTCTTAATAAGAAAATTTCTAAGACAAATTCTAGATTATCTTTATTAGAAATTCTCATTGAATTATTATCTAAAGATAATATTGAGAAAACTATTAAGATTATCAAGAACTCAAATAGAAGTGAACTTATTGATTCTTTGGTAAAGAAGTATGGTATGAATACTTATCAGGCAACACAGATTGCTGGTATGAGATTAAATGCATTTACTAAAGATGCTAGGGATGAATATATTAAAGAACGTAATAAACTTGAGAAAGATTTAAAAGAAATGATGGAACTTGTTAGATCCGAAAAGAAGATCGATAATATTATCATCGATGAATTAGAATCTCTTAAGAAATATGGTCATCCTAGAAGATCAAGTGTAGTATCAGCAGATAGTAATCTTAAGATTTCAAATACAGATCATCTCTTAATTATCACCAAGAAGGGTCTTATTAAGAAGCTTCCATATAAAGGTGAAAATTATGATAAGGCTACAGGATATGGTTCATTCGCACAGTATGATTATCCAATTCATAGATTAGTAGTAAACAATCATGATTCTGTGATGTTATTTGATTCAAATGGTAGATATTCATGTATTCCTGTACATGAAATAGAAAATACAGAATCATCTAACCCAGGTAATAAGATTTATAACTTTACTAAACTTGAAGGAGAAATTGTATCTGCTTATGAATATATCAATAGAGATATGCAGGATACTGTAAAAGATATTACTAACCAAACTATTAATATCGTTACATTATCTGCAAATGGTATGATTAAGAAGACAGACATTAATGAATTTACATCATTGAAATCAACTAAGAATGTTAAAGCAATTAGACTTAAAGATGATGATAAATTAGCATATGCTGGATTAATGTTTGATACAACTAAACTTCTCATTTATACTAAGAAAGGACAATTTGCATTTATTAAATGTGATGATATTCCATTAACTAGTAAAGATGCTATTGGTAATATTGCAATCAATCTTGATTCCGATGATGAATGTGTTGGTTGTACATCAGTAGGTAATGATGCAGAATATTTATTAGTAATAACTGAAAAAGGTTGTGCTAAGAAATGTGAAATGGAATATTTAGGTGATACAAAGAAGAGAAGACAGTCATCTTATATCACTACATTAGATCATAACGATAATGTAATTTACTGTGATACTATTACAGACGAAAGCAGAGTTATTGTATCTACACGTACAAATTATCATGTATTTAATGCAGATGATATTCGTACAGCTTCAAGAAAGAGTAAATGTAATAAACTTATACCTTTACCAGTAGGAGATAATATTGTAAAAGTAATTATTGGTGAATAAATCTAAAACCGTTTTATCAAAAAATTAAAGTATATATCATATCATTGTAGAAATACAATGATATGATATATTTTATTAAAGAAGGGGTGAATTGATGGATGGTCTAAGAGAATATTTAGAAATTAATACTGAATCAGATATTGAAATTACACAAGATACGTGCTTATTAGTTTATGAAGAAATTAATGATGATACTGATAAGCAAAAGAAATCTTAAAATTTATAATGAAATCATAGAAAGTAAATTATAAATCAGAAGAAGATAAATGAATCATAAGAAATAATTATAACTTATTGAGTTTAAATGAATCAAATATCACAATAATAAATTAGTCAATAAAAATGAATTAAGGTTATGAATAATTATTTAAAAAATTTCAAATGAATTACTTTATAAATTATAACTCAACTTGTGGAAATGAATTATGTATGGCAATTATGACTTATACCCTACAAATGAATTATATTAGGAAATTATAACTTATTATTATTGAATGAATTAGAATGGCGAATGATAAATTATGCCTTATCAAATGAATTAAAAGATATATTATTAATTAGAAGTATGAAATGAATCAATGGTGGATAAGATAAATTATATCTTGTAAATGAATTATAAAAGATATCAGAATTGATATCTTTTTTTGTATATTTTTCTATGAAAAACAATGGGTTAACGAAAAGAATTAGAAATGAGGTGAATATATTTATGGCAAAGAAGCCAGGATTACCAGAAGTTGATCCTAGTTTATGTGTATTAAGAGAGACTTATTATGCAACTATAGAAAAGAATCTTAATAATAAAACTAGAGAAAAGAAACTTATGGAATACATTTCTAAGTATAGAGATAAATATATCAACGTATTATCTAGTCCATATATTTATGATTATACTGTATTTACAGAAGAAGACTTTAATATTGTATTTATGGTATGTGGATTAGATAAGAAGGAAGTTACAAAGACAGTAAAATCTATAGATTATATTGTTAAAGATACAAGTACTGGAAAAAATAAAGCAATAGAAAAGAAAAACTTTACAGCATTTAATGCTATAATGGTTTTAATTATGAGATATTATCTGTTAAAAGGTAATACTGATAAGCTTAAAGCAATATCTGCATATTATGGATATAGCATTTATTGGTCATTACATTCAAGATCATTCAATAAGTTTAAACCTAACTATGAAGTAATGGTTTATACTATAAATAATCTTAGTAATAAATATATTATTAAGCAGCTTGGTTCAGTTGATGGATTAATTCAGTACGGTATGGATCTTGCTGTGAATACATATACCGATAGAATAAAGAGATGCAGTGACAATGATATTGTATTACAGATAGATGCTTTTAAAACTAGAGTTGGTGGATATATAAAGAATATTGCAGAAGCATACTACGATAACTATGAAAAGAAAAATGTTATATTTACTAGCGTAGAATTACTTGATGATGGTAAGGTAGCTGAAAGAAATTCTATGATTGGTGATGTCGAAACTTTAGCACAGAGATACACAACTAAGTTCTTTTCATCAGAACCATCTCAGAAGATAATAAATATGGTTTCTAAAATTAATACTGTATCTGTATCAGATTTGAAAAATACTTTATATATATTATCAAATAGTAATAATATAGATGAAGTTAAGACATTATATTCAAGTCTGTTTTATATATTCTTAAACTCAGATGATTCTATTGGTGTTGATCAGATTCAATCAACTAAGTTTTTAGCAGTAATGGATTCTATATATAAGAAAGGTAATTCAAATGATAAGAATGTTATTACTGTAAAGAAATTATTAGATAAATGGTTAAAAGCTGGATCTGAAACATATCGCACTACTTCAAGATTAGGTACACAGAATAGTTTCAGAAAAGCAATATTTCAATATTTTATTTTTACCGTTACATTTAATAACTATTAAGGAGGATATTGAAAATGGATAATTATATAAATGAAATTGGATATGAAGGATATTTAAACGAAATCGTTGGTGAAGATTTCTATGCAATGGAAGCTTCTATTAAAGATTTTAAGAAAAAGGCTGGAGAAGTATTGCTCTGGATTATGAAAAAAATTGATGAATTTTTAAATTACTTAGATAAACTTCCTGAAAAGATTGCTGAAAAGATTGACAAGATTGATTTTAAGAAAAAATTTTATGTAAAGAAGAGCCTTCATTCAGATTTTATTGAAGTAAAGAATGTCTTGTTGGGTCATACTAATAAACTAATTGAAAACTTAAAAGCTGACTTTGATCCAATTCAGACTAAAGATAAAGATATGAATGAAAGAGATAGTGTAATTAAAACTATCGTTAATGACGTTAAAGCAACTATTGATACCGCATCAAAAAAATTTAAAAAAGAAGGCAAAGAAACTACAGAACAGGTAGAAGGTAATGTTGTTAAAGGTTTATTTGCAGATATTATTAAAACTTCTGCAGTTAATAAAAATGACCTTAAGAAATTTAAACGCTCCATTAAAGAAATGAAGCTTGAAAAATTTATTGATAGTGAAAGTAACTTAGTAAGTTATGAAAACCTCAAAGTTATGTCAAAAATGATTTCTGATGTTATGGAAACTCTTGATAAGATATATGCATTTGAACTTATTTCAATATTTAGAATTTTCCATATGCGTGGAGAAGTAGTAACAGATACAGTGCCAATGGATGATGTTGAAGCTACTGAAGAATCATATACTAATGAATTTGAAAGATCATTGGAATGTCTTGACACATGGATTGAAGTTGGTGATTGCTAATGGCATCAATAAAAGAAAAACGTAAGGAATTCATGGATTATTTGACTAAAGTAATGGATTTATTAGATCCATCTGGTACTAATAGTCAGATATATCTTGAAAAATACAGCAAGATGTCAGATACTGAATTTGATAAAGCTGTAAGAGAATTCCTTAATGATGATGAACAGAATTTATACTTAGAGATAGTTGAATTTGAAAGAGATTTAAAACTTGAAGATATTGAAAAATGTGCAGAGTTTATGAATGTTCCTTTATATGAAAGAGTAGCTATGCCATATATCACTGGAGATATGAATAATGTCGTTGTTACTCCAGAACCAGTACCAGTTGGTTATTTACATGAAAAGAGGATGCAGCAGACTATTCTTAAAAAGAATACAGGTTCTACATCTATTGTAAAAAGAAATCCAAAAACTGGTCAGGTTACATCTGATGACAAGAATGCAAGAAACTCTGACGTAGAAACATATTCATTAATTGCTACAGGTGCTTTAAATGGTTTAGCTGAATTACAGGGACCTAGAGCAGATGATATGGTAATGAAGAATGAGATGTACTCTAAGATTGCTAAAGATGGTTATGTAAATCTTAAAGATTTGACAAACGACCCAGAGAATAAAGTAGCATTAAATACATTGGATGCATACTTCTTAATGATGGGTATATCTACTAACTTAGTTACACCATTAAATGTATTACCAAGACCAAGAGAAAGAAAATAAAAAATAAGAAGATATCATAATTGATATCTTCTTATTTAAATTTACTTATGTAAAATTCTATCTTTTACAAAATTATTATAGTCTTCATCAGACATCTTTTCTATAATGTCTAATTCCTCTGATGTCAATGGTCCAAGTGCTTCGATACCATTAATAGTGTATTTAATAGTATCTAATATTATGTTAGTTAACTTTTCACAGAATAAATCAAGCATATCAATTCCAATTACTTTTGATTGCTCTACTACTATTGTACTAACTACTTCTGAAGCCATTTTAGTAAGAGTTTTGTCATATTCATCTTGTCTTACATCGCTTTCAACTTTAACCATTTCTATCATTTTAAAATTCTCCTTTACCCGTAGGCTATTTTATTTAGTATAAAATATTATTTATACTATCATAATGATATATGATTAAAATAATCTACGAAACAGATATAATTACATATTATCTAATCTCTCGATAAAACTTGTCAGCATATCTTTTAATTCAGCAATTTTATTATCACCGTGGCAATAATTTATTGAATTTATAGTAATTCCAAGTGTATCTTTTAGATATTCAGAATTTGCTGATTGCATTAGTGTTAATATGAACAGATTTGCTTTTGCAATATCTTCACATGTAAAGTTAATGTAGTAATTTTTTCCAATATTATTTACAAATAACGGAACATTTTCATTATTTTGCAAATCCCGATTCAATCGTTCAATAAATGAATTATCTTTTTCATCTAATACGAATTGCATAATTTCCACCCCCATAAGAATTATATTATTTGATATGTATCATCATAAATCAAAAATTATAAGATAGGCATTTATAAATGCCTATCTTAATTCTAAAATTATTATAACGTTATTAGGTTCGTATCCAACTGACATAAAGATGTTTTTATTAAGATATGGATTACTCATTGTATCAAATATCTTTTCAAAGTCTTTTGACATATTTAATTCATTCATTACCTTTTCAACATCTTTGTATTTCTCATTATAATCACCATCTGGTTTTAAAACACTATTATCAAATAATTGACAATGAAAGATGATGAATGAATCTAATTTCTTATTTTTAGTATCAGTTGTCATATTATGCTTAATTGCACTAGGAACTTTTGCATCATTTGAATAAAATTTAACATTCCATGGTAAGTCACTATATTTTTTCTTTAACTCACTGATTCGTTTAGTAAGATAAGTTTTCATTTCGGAGCAAGTTTTTGATTTATTTGAATTGATGAATTTTATTTGCTCTTCACGTTTAATAACTTTATTAGATGCTCCTTCGTTTACTATTTCGTTATCATCATATAATTCAGTTATAAAATTTTCTATTCCTTTCATTAATTGCTATGCCTCCTTGCCTGATTACTTACTACAATTATTTTTCTTTACAGATAATGTCAATGTCAATTGCTTTAAAATTTCCTTTTTGAAAATTTCGTTTTCTGATATTAATATCAAAATCAGATTTAATTGATTTAAATAAATCATTATTTTTAAAAGATTTAATTAAATCTAAAATATCGTTTTCTACTAATTTTATTGAACATAATTCTGCATTTGATCCATTAAAATATGTATCATTGTATTTAGTTTTTATAGACTGACTTAATTCATGCCAGAGATTGATTCTACATAAAGCAGAGTTAGGGACATTAGATATTTTACATGATTTCATACATTTATCGACATCTGGTTTTATTTTATTTGCAATAGATATAAATTTATTTACATATTCAGTTTGTTGCATGGAATTTAAACCAGCCTCTTTAACATTTAACATAACCTCTGATTTTATGTTCATATCTTAATCCTCCTTTTTATCGTAACATAATACATGTATCGGAAATCCATCATAAAGTAAAGTTCGATAATTAGAAACGTTTTTGTTAATAGATGACGCATTTTCATCACTTAGCTCATTTTGTAACTTATTTAAACTTCGTTCAAATTTATTAAGTCTATTTTGGATATTAAATGATGGAACGGTTTTTGATATATCATTCTTTTTAAATTCAATATATAATTTTTTAAGTTTGTCAGTGTTAAGGTAAGATGATTCAGCACTACATTCATCAATTAAATCATCTATTTCATATAGTATTGGAAAATCGCAATGAAGTTCTTTTTTATTTTTTATAGATGATTCTATTTTTGATATCAGATTAAGTGTATCTTTAATACGTTCATCAATTTTATAAGATTTTACATTTGATGATTCTGCTGCATAATCGTCATTACATATAGAGTCAATGAAAGATGATATGCCAATTGACATTACAATTGCCTCCTTCGCCTGATTAATTACTCCGATTGTTTTTTTTTTATTAATAAATCGATATCCTAGAACCTTTTATATTAAAGGAATTTATTAAAATTTTCTATGATCCAAAGGTAAATCTTATCACAATTATAACCATATATCATAGTAGTGACTAAATAGCAAATTATGATGATATTTTTCACATTTAGTCAGAATAAAATTATAACATAAATTGAAAAGGAGAGTTAAAAATGGAAAAGATGAATTTAACAGACAAGACTCAATTAAAGTTATGCGTTATTGGTATTGGTAATGCAGGTAATCAGGCAGCTATGTACGCACAGAAAAATGGTCATCCAGCTTTTGCAATAAATACTTCAGTAAAGGATTTAGCAGATAGTGTACTACATAATTCACTTTATAGTTATATTATCGGTTCTGATGGTAGAGGTTCAGGTAAAAGAAGAGAAACTGCTAGAGAAATCTTACTTGCAGATAATAAAACAGAATTAAGAAAACTTCTTGGTAATGAAAAGTTTAAAGAAGTTATTGAACCTGCTGATATTGTAGTTATTATTGCAAGTACTGGTGGTGGTACTGGTTCTGGTATTTCACCAATGTTAGTTAATACAATTAACAATATCTATCCATCAAAGACAACTATTTTCTATGGAATTATTCCAAAGAAATCAGAAAGTCCATTAGCACATCTTAATACAATTAACTGTATTAAAGAAGTACAGGAATGCCATGTTCCATATATGTTAGCAGACCTTGGATATTATGAAAGCACAGTACAGGAAGCAACATATAAGCAGATTGGTGAATATATTACAGATACTCTTAATATTCTTCGTGGTGATTACTTAGGTGAATCAGAATTAAGTATGATTGATGAAAGAGATATGCTTACAATCATTTCTGAAGAAGGCTATATGGCAACATATAAAGCTTCAGGTATTACACAGAATCAGATTGATGAGGGTATTACTATTCAGTCACTCTTAGTTGATAAAATGAAAAAATCTCCAGCTGCTAGTATTCAGAAAGATGGTATCGTAAGACAGATGGCAGTAATTTCAAATTTACCAGAAGAAATGAATGATCCTATCAAAACTGCTGATTATTCAGAAATTGTTAATTATGCAGGAAAATCTTTAGCTACATTTGATAACTATGCAGTTACAGATTCAAGTGTTGGTGAATCAATTGTAATTCTTTCAGGTATGAGTTTACCATATAATAGACTTAGAGCATCTATTCAGATAGTTGATGAATATGAACAACAGCAGAAAGCTGCTAAGTCTGTTGACCTTAAAGAAACATCTAATAAACATGCTGGTATGGTTGAAAAATCAAATCTTCATAAGATAGTATCAACAGCAAATACTACAGTTGATATTGATTCTGCATTAGATAATCTTCCTGATATTTTCTAATCATTAATTTAAACTATATATTATTCCAATAGATTTTAATACTTAGAAAAACATTCTGATATTAAAATCTATTGGTTTATTTTTCAATAAAAGTACTCTATAAGTAACTAGAAAGGAATGACAAAAATGTTTAATTATTCAGACACAATTGATCTTCTTGATGCCATTGACGAGGGTATGAAAGAAGAAAAAGCAATTAAAAATTTAAAGAACTTATTACTTGATGAATCATTCATGAAATGGATTTTTAATCCACCTAAAGTTGCAAATGCAGTTGAAATGGCGAATGAACTTCAGATTGGATTTACAAGAACTAAAGTAATGAAAGCCGTTTCATTAACAATGGATGATGTTGGATATAATAAATTTGATAGAAGTGTAGCTACATTCTTATATGGAATCGTAAATCTTACAATTGCTGCAAATAATGATCAGATTAAAAAGATTACAGCAAAGAGAAAAGATGGAGAAATTTCTACTAGAGAAGAAGCTAAGATGATGGAAAAGGTTGAAAAGAATAATAAAGCTCTTAAAGATCTTTTCAAATCAATCAAAAAAGTTGTAAAGAAAGATGCGAAAGCTCTTTCAAGACAAACAGGAATTCCAAAAGATCAGTGTACAATTGCATTACATTCTGTACCTGAAGTAGATTTTATCGATAGATATAAAATTGGATTCTATCTTAATAATATTCTTTCATCATTCTATGCAGATGCAGAAGAAGGAGCATTTGAAGATATCACTGATATCAAATGGAAGCCATTTTTCAAAGAGGTATTTGGAAAAAATAATACAATCGAAGTAGCAATATTTATTCTTCTTGAAGGTGTACATAGAATCAATAAGTACACACATCCAGAAGTTAAAGATCTTTGGGATTCATTAACAAGATTTGCATTAAAAGAACTTGAATCTGCACCAGAAACACTTAGAAGTCAGATGATGGAACTTTATGTAAAGAGAATTGATAAGATGTTTATGAATAAATCATATGAACTTAGAGTTGATCCATTATCATTAAGCGAATCAACATATCCACATCTCGTAGAGACAATTAGTCACTATGCAGAAAAGATTAAAGATATTTTTAAAAGAAAAGGAGAAGCTGAGTAATATCTCAGCTTCTTTTTAACTAGAAAGAGAGGACTCATTCTATGATACAATTTTTACATCCAGATTTGTTTAGATTTGAGTTAATAAAACCAAAAAACGATAATATTAAACTTACATTGTTGAATGTATATACAGAACCTAAGAATATCGAATTAAGTAAATATTCAAAGACACCATTTGCATCTATTATAATATATCGTGAGTTTGATAAGCTTTTCGAAATTCCAGTAGTAAAATTTCTAGAAAAATGTCATACTAATAGTATTTTATCATTTAAGTCAGAGACATCTGACCAGTATGATGAATACAAAGGATATTTTGATGATGATGTTAAAATTAGTGATGTGATATATGCATCTACTCAATTAAACGAGTTATCGTTAACAAATAATCATTCATCTGAATTTATTATTATTGGAGGTATTCCAATTAAAGGTATGGTATCACCAATATTGAATAGTAAAAATGATTCATATAGCATCTATAATGGTTCACTTATAGTCGATAATGAATTTGCTTATCAGGGAGATATATATAAGAGATTAATATACATTTCAGCAAGCATTGATTCATATCTTGTTATAGATGAATATATTAAGAATTTAGAAACTATCAATAATTTTGGAACTCTTATAACGCATGAGATTTACGTAGATGCTGATATATTGGATAAGGCAAATATATCATTACGATATTCAACTAAACATCGATACATCTCCAAAGTTGGTCGTGAAAGATTATTTGCACCATCTGGAAAAAATATTTTTCCAAAAAGTACATTATCTCAACATATAAAAAAAGTAAGTGATTCCGTTGCTAGTGTTGATTTATTAAAAGCTGCAAATGATGGAAAAATAAAGATTCCAGATTAATTTTTAAAACTATTAAGTACAATCTTATATGCTGGGGGATTTCAATAATCTCCAGCATATAATGATACATATTAACTATTATTTTTTTTATTATTTTAAGGGGGAAGAATCCTATGCTTCAATTTATCAATGATAATTTATTTAGATTCACAACTACACATGTTACAACTGAACATGGAACATATGTAAAAACATTAATCAAATCTACTGATGAAGTAGTAGATATAAAGCACGAAGTAAAAGCAAGAGAAGAAGGAAAAGAATTTTATCCTGATAGAATTTTTGCTTCTGTAAATTCAGATACAGAAGATTATAATAAAGAAAATATTTCTGCTTTAGTATCATCAGATACTGGTGCACATAAATGTGTAATCAGAAGTAGTGCTAAGAATAAATATGATTCAGAAATTTATTGTGTTGCGATTCCTTTTAATGGTATCATGACACCTATTGAATCTACAGAAGATTATAAGATTCTCAAAGGAATGTTAGTTGCATCAGATAAGTATTCTATTAATCATAATAATAGAAAGTATAAGAAAGTTCTTTATCTTATGCTTGATGTAAATAAACGCAACTTATTTGGCAATGAAGAAACAGGCGAAGAAGGAAAAGAAATCGTTATTAAATTCGAGAGCCACTATTCAATGTATAAGAAAGAAAATGGTAGAATTGTAAATCTTCCTGATAAATGGAATAAGGAAGTAACTACAATTACAATCAATTCTGAAGAAACATATGTTGATAGTGAAAGAATTTCAGATGTTGAATTTGATAGAGATGAAATTGCTGATAAGCCTATTTATAAGGTTTATGTAAAACCAGAAAGAAAGAAATATGATAACAATGCTCCTAAGAGATTCAAGAGAGAAGCAAGTTATAATAAGAGATTTAAATAAGATAGATAAATACTACAGTACGATTAGTACTGTAGTATTATTTTTATAATATTCAGTTATCAATTTTCCCGCTTTTGATAAGATGTGAAAAATATTACATAGAGCAACCCCAAAGCTCTATGTAATACAATGATGTTTGTCATGAATATAATCACTATTATAGACCTAAAGAAAATTATTATGTGAACGAAAGAAGGCGACTATATATCATGAATAGGATTTTATCCTATTACGTAATTGTATATTACCAGATAATTTTTTATATAAATCTAGAAATCTATTCTTTCGTTGACAAAATGGTATAAATAAAAAATGTTTATATATAATTTATGGGTATAACTAAAAATTATATGATAAGAAAGGAGAAATAAAAATGGGATTAATTGATGCAATTAAATCAAAGGATAAGAAAGGCTTATTTAATTCCGATGATAATTTTATTAACTATTCTACAGGTCTATTACCATTAGACTATGCCAATGGATTTTGGTATGAGGTAGAAGATGAAAAAACTGGTGAGAAAAAACATATTCCTATCACTGGAGTAATGGGTGGCACCTTTATTACTGTAATTGGTACAACTGGATCAGGTAAAACTACATTAGCTGATTTCATTGCATATTCAATTATTAAAAGATTTGAAGATGGATATATGGCTCATATAGATACAGAAAGAACTGCACTTAAACCACGTATTTGTAAAATTACTGGTGCAGATCCAGAAGATCCAAGAATCGACCTTTTCAAGACTAATGTATATATTGAAGATGTATTAAAAATGATCGATCAGATTTCTGAGGAAAAAGAAGCTGGTGGAGACATGTATAAATATGAGGTTAAAGGTAAATCATATAATGGTAAACCTTATAAAGTATATGTACCAACAGTATTCATTATAGATAGTTTAGTATCATTCTATAGAAAAGATGCAAATACAGAAGACCTTGGTACTAATATGGATGGTGCTAGAGAGGCAAAAGATATTGCAAATTTCTTTAATAAGTGCCTTGCAAATATGCAAAAATATAATATCACTGTAATTTGTGTAAATCATATTACACCTAAAGTAGAAGCAGATAGATTTGCTGCTCCACCTGCAGGTTTAATTATGTTAAGACCAGGTGAATCTATTCCTAGAGGACTTAGACCATTATATATGTCACAGAATGTATTTAGATGTAATGCAATTAAGTCTAATATGTATACTAAAGATGATGTAGGATTTGATGGATTTAAAATTACCATTCAGGTAGCAAAATCAAAGACAGCATTCATTGGATCAAGTATTGATGTTGCCTTTAATGAAAAGACAGGATTTGATCCAGTATATACAATGTTTGAATTTGCTTCATCTATGGGTCTTATACAGGGAAGAAATCCATATTTATATCTTCAGGGATTAGATACATTTAAATTTAGTAGAAAAGACTTTAGACGTAAATTTGGTGAGGAAGAAGAGTTTAGACGTGCATTTATGGAAACTATTCAGCCATACTTAGAATCTTTATTAGGTAATAAAGAAATGTCTAAAGAAGATGAAATTAGATATAATTCTATTGATTTATTCTTAGAAAATAACGATGGATCAATTTCAGTTGATCCAGATAAACTTACTAAGAAAGGTAAAATCAAAGAATGATGGAGGAATTATTATGAGAGAATTAAAAGTATTTTTCGATACAGAATTTACCGGTCTTCATAAAGATACTACCCTAATATCAATAGGGTTAGTATCTGAACATAGCGATATATTTTATGGCGAAGTAACAGATTATGATAAATCACAAGTGACTGACTGGATTAAGGAAAACGTAATTGTAAACTTATCATATACGAAATATGGATGTTGCTTTTCGTTTAATACACACGAGTATTTGCGTTATATAGATGACATTGTAGAATATAATGAAGAATATAAAAACAATGAGCCTACAACTATTGCTGTTTTAAGAAGAGAATTGGAAAAATGGTTCAAAAGTCTTTTATCGAAATATGAATATGATTCCATTCAATTAATATCTGATGTATGTCATTATGATATGACATTATTTATTGATATTTTTGGTGGAGCATTCGATCTTCCTAAATATATTAATCCATGTTGTCATGATATAAATCAGGATATTGCGTATTACTACAATATCCCTGAAGGTGAAGCATTTGATAAAAATCGAGAAGAAATTGCTGAAGACTTGTATGGTGATATCAAAGATAAGGATCAGAAGCATAATGCAATATATGATGCATTAATTATTAAGTTAATTTATAAAGCAATTTGCTAAATTAGTAACAATGCAGGGGGAAAAATCCTATGGGAATAGTATTTAATGACGAATATGAAAAAATGGACGAGAAATATGATGGGCAAATGTACAAATTATGGGGACCTCAGTTACTTGGGTTCCCTATAGATGTAGATAGTTCCAGATTATATATGCTTACATCAAATATTAAGCAGATATTAACATTAGTCGATCCTGATGTAGCCAGAATACAAACAGGATATGAAAAGACTATTGGTAAGTATAATAAATCTTATCGTAAACTTGAAGGTAAATGGAAAATTATAGATAAGATTAGAAAATTTGGTACAGATGATATTTATACCTTGGTGGTATATAATAAGAAAACTGATACCTATGATATGATTGAAAAACGTGTAGCTGAAAATCTTACAGAAAAATTCGGCTATATTTATAATAATGATAGAATGGACCAACTTAAAGTTGGTGAAACTATTAAAGATGAAATAATTGCTAAGACTACTTCATATGATGAGCATATGAATTATCGTTTAGGTAAAAATGCTTTGGTAATGTATACAACTTCTAACGATACTATAGAAGATGCTATCACTATCAGAAAAGGTTGGGCAGATACAGTTAAATCTGTAGAAATTGATACAGTAACTGTACCAATAAATGATAATGACGTCTTACTCAATCTTTATGGTAACGACGATATATATAAATCATTCCCAGATATTGGAGAAAGTGTTAATAATAGCATATTATGTGCAACTAGACGAGTTGTAAAAGATCATTTATTATATGATTTTCAGGAAAAGAATATGAGAGAAATATATTCTACAGATGCTGATTATTACACATCTAAAAATAGTATCGTATATGATATCGATGTTTATTATAATAATGATATTGAGTTTCCTAGTAATATCTTTTATAAACAGCTCAAGTATTATTATGAATGTGGATGTCGTTATGCTGATGCAATTACAGAATGGACAAAGAAAATTAAAAAGTCTGGTTCTAACTATACTGGTAATGTAACATTCTTAAAATCAAAATATCAACATTATAATGACCCAGAATATAAATGGAAAAATAAGGATAGAGCATTCTCAAATATTATAGTAGATTTCAAAGTAAAAAGTCTCACATCTTTAGAGGCAGGCTTCAAGCTTGTAGGGAGGTGGAATCATATGAAACATGCTTCCCCTAATAGTGATATTAGTAAAAAATAACGTGGTGAATTGACGGGGTAATTCTTAGTAAATACTACTAAATCTATATTTAATAGATATAGATGGCTATGATTAACTATCATGGGTATAGTAAAAAGGTATTTATAGAAAAGTCCGCAGCCAAGTTCCGTAAAGGTATTATTCATTAATATCAGGAAAAGGTTCACAGACTAGAGAAAGCTAGATATTCACATTCATAGAAATATGTAAATAGATATAATAATCTAGGTGAATTGAAAATAAGGTATTAGAAATAATACACGAAGCAAGTATTGTAGAGCCATATTTAAGAATATGGTAGGCCGTATCCGTAATAAGGATTGTAAGTGCAATTAAATCCAAGTGCCACGCTCTCATGTATATGGTAATAGTATATATGAGATGAAGATATAGTCGATGCAATGGTAGGCATTGCATGATGGAGACAAAGGAATTATTGCTAATATTGTGGATGATACATCTATCCAAAATCAAGTATTAAACTGTATGGATTCTATAATTGATATGGTTGATAGAGAAATTAATGAAGAAGAACGTGCTAAATTAGCATCTAAAGTTCAGCTTGTAGATGATAGTAGAATGCCTTATACTGAGGATGGCAGAAAGGTTGACATTCTTCTTAACAGCTCTGGATCAATTAGACGACTCAATACAGGGCAGTTATATGAAGTTGACATTAACTTCGCATCAGAAGAAATTAGAAAGAAATTATGTACTTTAGAAACTATAGAAGAAAAAGAAGATCTAATCTTTAAATATCTTTCTATTTTAAATAAAGACCAGTATGATTTCTTCTATAATATGTATAAATCATTTGATGTTACCATTGAAGCAAATGGATATAAGGTAAGATTCTTAGATGAAGAAGCTAAAAGAGCATTTATTGAAGACGTTGAAAAGAATGGTTTTTATCTCATTAAACCACCAGATTCAAATATTCGATATGACACTCTTAAAGAAGTTTATAACACATTTGATTTCATCAAACCTCTCCCTCTTTATATTGATTTATTTGGTATAAAAGGTAAGAGAATTATGAGAGATTGTGTTGTTGGTGAAAAATACATGTTCTTGCTTAAGCAGACATCAAATAAAAACTTCTCTGCTAGAAGTACTGGTCGAGTAAACAAAAAGAACTTACCAGAAAAATCAGCAGATAAAAAGAATAATAGATCATCATTTAGTACATCTCCTATACGTATTGGTGAAGCATATAATCTCTTCTCAAGTATCTCAGGTAGAACTTTAGCAGAATTTAATATCTTTATGAGATCATCACCAATAGGACGTAAATCCTTAAAACGTATTCTTGAAGCAGAAGGAAACCCACTTCAGATAAATAAATTAAAAATTAAGGACAATTTTACTAATTCAAATGCAGATATATTAAATGCATATTTAAAGGGCATGGGTATTGGATTATCATTTATGACAAATGATAATGATAAGGATGAAATTATATCAGATATCATCATGCCTATGAAGATAAATGGTTACGTTATTTACGATAGTCCATTAAATAAGCCAACATATGTAAAATTATTTAAATTATACAAAGATTGGGTAGAAACTAATTCCGTTATTGAATCTTATCCTGGTCAGAAGAATGAGATTGCTTGGAATAGTATATTTGAAATGGACGAAGTAAAAGAAATGAATGTACCTGAATCTATTATTGAAGTAGTAAAATCAGCTACAGAGTAAAAAAATTAAGTTGCGGAAGTTTTATATTTCCGCAACTCTTTATATTATTTTTTTATATAAACATAGGAGGGTTCCAGTATGCAAATTTCATCTAGATACATTATGGGAGATAAAGAATATTATAAAGATGGTATTGAAAGGCGAATGACAAAGCAGAAGCTTCCATATAAATATAGTAAATACATCAGTCGTTTAAATAATTTGGATTGGATGTTAGTATTAACTTTTGATAATGATCTTGGTACTATTAAATTTAGGACATCATTATCACCTAATAATATATTGGAAGATGTTTATTCATTAATACCTCTGGTATCAGATAGTAATAAAAATCTACCTATAATCACATGCACATTAGACAAACATTTTCATACAGCTATTCAAGGTGCATATAGTCTTGTCTATGAATTAACTATGACAGGATATTCAGAATTAGATGAAGAAAATAAGATTCAGTATTTGTCTAAATTATATGAGGCAGTTAAACCATATCATTTCGTATCAGAAATGAGTAAACGACAAATGTTTATGCATGAACGTAAAACTAATTAATCATAAAGGATTATGAGAAAGTGATCTCATAATCCTTTATATATTTTATACAAAAAACAAACCCCTAAGTTGAATATGGAAAGGAGGAAATATAATGAACGAAGCTATCGAATTATATTACTATCATGATAAAATGATAGATGAATTATTTTCAGATATAGCATTAGAAGCTATTGAAGCAAACGATACTGATGTCAATAAATCAGATCCAAATACTGGTACTAATACTCTTAAAAACTTCGCTGACAAGGTATCTGAGCAAGCTGAAAGAATATATGAAATGCTTAAGTCTATGGTACAGAGATGCATTGATAAAGTTATGTCTATTATCAATGAAGCACTGGTTACACATAAAGGCTTTGTGAAAGAAATGGATAGATGCATTAAAGCATATAAACCAAAAGATACAATTACTATCGTAAATTATAATTATAATCCTAGCTATATCGATGGATTTACTGATAAATTTACTAATGAATTTAATAAGGTTGAATCAGAATTTAAAAATGGTCCTGATAATCTCCCTGAGAATAGTTTATTAAACATGGACAAAGAGCAACTCAATGAACATTTTAAGAAACTATTAAATTTACCTAGTAGTATAGAAGAATTAAATTCTGCATATTCTTTTATTAAGACTAAATTTAGAGGAAATAAAACAGAGCAGACATTAAATAATTCTGATCGTACTAAGGCAATTGAGGTTGTTAGAGGATATACTAAGTATCAGGATAAATTAAATACCGATATGGAAAAGTGTAAGAAAATTACAAATACCATTAAATTTCAATTAAGAAGTCAAAGAATTAAAAATAATAAAGATGTTGCAACTAGAAAAAAGATGAATCAGATGTTAAGAAATATATCATCCATGTTTAATATTTATACAACATTTGTAAGATCTTTGTATAATTTAAGAATGGAATATTATTTTAATAATCGAGTTATTGTAAAGAAATTTTACAATATGAAAATATAAGGAGGATGTCTTTCTATGAAAAAGGTGAAAAAATATACTTGTCCAGTTTGTAATAGGGACTATTCTACATTAGCTGGATGGGGGAAACATTTAGAAAAAGATCATCCAGGAACTATTCCAGACGACTATTCATATGCTCGTTATTTTTATTATGTGATAAGTGGTAAAAAATATGGCTTATGCATAGTTTGTAAATCTCCTACTGAATGGAATGAGCAGACTCAGAAATATCGTAGATTCTGTAATAATCCAAAATGTAAAGAAGAATATAGAGAAGTATTTAAATCAAGAATGATAAATAAGCATGGTAAAGTTCATCTGTTAGATGATCCAGAAATGCAAAGAAAAATGTTAGCTAATAGAAAGATATCTGGTAAATACAAATTTCATGATGGTGGACGAGTAGAATACGTCGGATCATACGAAAAAGATTTCTTAATAATGCTGGATAAGTTTTTAAGATTTAATAGCAGTGATATAATGGGACCTAGCCCACATACATATGAATATATGTATGATAATCCCAAAGATCCAGAATGCAAAGATGGTAAAGTTAAGAAGTATTATATACCTGACTTTTACATACCAACACTTAATTTAGAGATTGAAATTAAAGATGGAACTAATACACATCATAAAATATTAGAAATAGATAGAGTAAAAGAACGTCAAAAAGATGAGACAATGATGAATAATCCTGCTATTAATTATATAAAATTAGTAGAAAAAGATTATGCACCATTTTTTGATTATCTTTTAGAATTAAAAGAGATGGTAGATGTTGATAATAATTTTATTAATAAAAATAATAAAATTATTGAATCTTATATCGGATTAGAATCCAAGTTATCTACAAAAGATAGAAATGAATTATCTAATGAGGAATTTGGTTTACCTAATGAAAGAAAATATCCATTAAATGATATTGCACATGTGCGTGGGGCAATAAAGTTTTTCAATTACTGTCCAAAAAGTAAAAGAGATGAGCTAGCTGCTAATATACTTAAAGCAATTGATAAATTTGATTTAGAAATTGGAAAAGATATAGAAGTAGGAAATAATAACGATTTTAAGAATTATATTAAAGCGGAAGAATCAATGTCTTTCTTAGAAGAATTAATAAAACCATAATAAATATAGAATAGTATGAATCTCTCATACTATTCTATATTTATTACTATAGGATTATTTATTTTTGCTGTTTTTATTAAGTTTATATCTATTTTTAATTTTATTGATAATAATATATCATCCATACTGTGTAATACAATCCTTTCATAATCAGAAAAAGGATATGTTTCTATACAATCCGACATGTGATCAATTAATAATAATTTATCATCTTCTGGTATAAACATGATAGTATCATCAGGCATTACAAATTCTTCTTTTTTAATTCGTTCTTTCAAGATTGTAATTACCTTTCTAGATGAACTGTATGATTTAGTAAGATGATCTATGGACATATTAAGGAAATTTATTTTATCTAGATATTGCATTTTCTTATATAAAGTTTCAATATCATGTGTTATTTTCCCTGTTTTCTTCTGCCCTTTGACAGACTTTGATTTTTCGCGATTACTGACCTTTGGTGGATTATTATAATATTTCTTTGCTTTCTTTTTGCTTTTATGCTTTTTAGGTGGAGCAATATTTTCTGTCTTTATAATATCATCAATAATCTTGTCATTATTGGCACTATTTTTAATCATTTCATTTATATCTGATTCTAATAATACCCAATGACTTACATATTCAGGCACTTTTTGTGTATATCCTAAATGATATTTAATTGCTTCATCTATTTTCTTCATTAAACCATTATCTAATGTACCTAAATAAGTTTTAAGATATTTAGTGTTTAATGAAAGAATTTTATAAGGCATCACCTTTGAATATGGATGCTTTTTAAAATCGTTGCATGATATAGGTGGAATATCTATTCCAGACCTACGAGGAGAGGATGTCAACGGTATTACTGTAACAGAACTTCTCCAATGAGAATATTCTGGTGCTTGTACAATTAATACTGGTCTAGATGTTAAGCAATCTTTAAATCTATCGTCAGCATAATCTTTTTTACTAATGTAAGGATTTGTGTAATACCAAACTTGACCCTTTGCAAAATAGTTCATTAAGACGTCTCCTTTCTAATTTATTTTATAGGACTGTCCAAAGCTAAATACATAAAAACAAGCCAATAAAATTCTATTACTAAAGGAGGTAATAAAATGAAAATATTAACACAGTATATTCCAATTAGTAAATATACTCGTCCTAATATTAAACTTGTAAAAATAAAAGGATTAGTAATTCATTGGATTGGTGTTTCTCAGCCTAAAGCGTCAGTAATTAGAAATAATTATGTTAGATCTAAATCATTTGCATCTACTCAGTATATCATTGATTATGAAAATGGTGATATTATTCAGTGTATGCCAGAAAATGAAATGGCATATCATGTAGGTGAATCTTCATATACTGAGTTGGCTAGAAAGACTATTGGAGCATATCCTAATAGCTATCTTGTTGGTATCGAATGTTGTATAGCTAAAAAATCTAAATATATTCCTATTCCTAATAACTATTCGGATCTTACAAAATATGACGATTTAGGTGAACCATCTGCTGAATTGTATAAGAATCTTGTAGAATTTGCTGCAGATTTTTGTAAGAGAAATAATCTTGATCCATTAACACAGATTTATCGTCACTATGATATTACTGGTAAGATTTGTCATAGATATTATGTAGCACATGAAGATAAATGGGAAGAATTTAAACAGGATGTTTATAATAAGATGTATGTAAAAGAAGCAACTAGAGCTGAAGGAAATTTTGATTGGGCTAATAATTGCTTAAATAGTCTTATTAATAAGGGAATCATTAGTACTCCAGAAGCATGGAAAGATTTTGCAGCTTATGTAACAAAGAAAAATGTTATAGCAATCATTGATAGCGCTACAGGCGGAGTTAATACAAACGCTGAAAAGGTATGCACAATTGATCATTGGTGCACAAAATGTCTTAATAGCTTATATTCAAAGGGTATTATTACAGATGTAAATGCGTGGTCAGATTACGATACAATGATTAAGAAAGCTTATTTGGAAGCTATTATGGATAAAGCTACTGGTGGTACAAAAGCAGGTACTAGTCCAAGTGTTTCATCACATTGGGCTAATAAGTGCTTAAATAGTTTATATAATAAAGGAATTATTACTGATATAAAATCATGGAATGATTTTGACAATAAGTGTACTACAGCATTATTCTTAGCATTAATGGATAAAGCATTTTAAAATTATAATAGATAGATGATTTTTCATCTATCTATTATTTTTATCCGTTTTATTAATATAGTGAAATATATATTATTATATTGATAATAATGAATTATCATATCATGTTTAATTAAGAGAAAATGGAGGAGAATGACATGACAAAGTACAAAATTGAATTTGTTGATGGAATCTTAGGCAAAGAGAATGAAGTAGAAAGAATATTGCTCTTACATGAGTTCTATCAGAAAAATCCAAAATCAACCTGTCCAATTATAGGTAAAGTATTATATGGTAAGAATGAATATAATATCTTACTTAAAGATGGCTTTGACAAATCACCTTATTGTGATACAAATCACAATATCGTAATGACAAATACATCATTAAATTGGAGTAAAAAAGTTATTGATTTTGCAGTAATGCATGAAGTAGGACACATAATAAACGATCATACGATATATAATATCTTTGATGGAATTAAATGTTACTACAGAAATTACATTTACCCACCACATAAGAAAGAAGTAGATGCTGACATGTTTGCAGCAAATGTGTTAGGATACTCAAATACTATGGTCGGTGTAGTATATGATTACTTAGCCGAAGAATTTGATTATAGTAGAAGTATCAGAAATGGATTTAGAAGAAGAAAACGTGACGTGTTAAAAATGGTTTAATATATAAATAGGAGAGGATAATTATGACAAATACTGAATTTACAAAAATGGTACGTGTAGAAAATGAAAGAACATTTGAGACATGTGAAAGGAAATTAAATAAGTATAAAGAAAAAATGAATGGTAATACATTCATCAATGACCATAATGGAAAAATGGAATCATGTGACGCTATAGTTATGTTAGTTGATGGATATGTATGCCCATATTTTAAGAACACAACATTTTCACTCAATCGATTATATATTGATAGAGATGAAAATGTTCATCTTTCAACATCTAGTGTTGGCGGGAAGATACATGGATCAGCAGATATTTATAAGTCCATAATGGAATATAACGCATCAGTGCATTTACCTAGATATAGCATTTATGGATATATCGAAGTATAAATAATAAATACATAGAAAATGGAGATGTATATTATGACAGAATTTGAATATGATATTTACAATAAAAAGAAAATGACTTATGGCGCTAAGCATAAAAAGAATGGTATGAATAGTAAGAAATGTACATTAAGCTCAGATAAGTTAACAAAAAAGCAGTGGGATGATAAGTGCGGTGAAGTTGTTAGTTATCAGTTAAATATTCCATATACATGGGAAGAGTTTTTAGCTTTACCTAAAGATATACAGAAAATGTATATAATAGGTTTAAAAGAAAAGTATAATACTAATTCAGCGGCACTTTCAAGAATGTTTAAAAAATCTCGATCATCAATATCTAAATATTTAAAAGATAATTTAGATCTAGGACAGAAAAATCGTACATTGCCAAAAAGTCATATGTCAGCTGAGCAAAATGTAATTTTCAATAAATTCATCGGGTATGAAGGACCAATGGATGATAAATATCAATAAAAATGAAACGGTAATTGAGAATGCGAAAGATGAAACGGTAATTGATAATAAGTCTGAGAATTTAGAATTATTCTTTGGATTAGGATGCAGTTATAATAGAGATTCTCAAGAAACGACAACTCTTTATGAGATTTATACAGCATATACCAATTTTTGTAATGATTTAGAAGTTGATGAGTGTGATAGAATTGGCATTGTTAATTTCAGGGATGAACTCAATAAACGTTTTCCACTTAAGATTGCTGATGTTTATATTGGGCTTAAGATCAATGCAGAGTACGATATACGAAATGATAAAGATGATATGAAGAGAGAGGGTAATGATATGGATAAAAATACAAATAATGTGATAAATAATATGAATCAGGATTCTACATTAGAGCCAGTTGATCTTAAATATGAAGTTACTGGTAGAATCTATTGGCAGTCTATAATTTATATGCTCGAAAGCATGGTTCCTTCTGGCGCACGAGTTCATTTGTCAATTGAATGTGAAGCGAAAGAATAAGAATATGGACTTGATAGTCCATATTCTTTAAATAGGAGGAATTAATATGAGCAATAATTATATAGACAACATGATGGCATCGTATATGAGTGATATTCAGAAAATGGGCGAAAAGAACTCAGAATTAAATGAGATTCTAGGTAAACCTATTTCTTGGAAGAAATTTTCTAAATTAGATGCAGATGTTCAAAGAGAATATATTAACGATTTAGTTGATAAATATGGAGCAACTATACGAGCATTTGCAAAAATGTTTGGAAAAGATGTTACCACTATCAATAAGCATTTTAAAGGTATCCTCGCCGTTCCACCTAATATGTATCAGAGAATGCCATATGATAAATGGGTAACATTTATGAATTTCGTCGAAGGTAAAGATACAAATATATCTGATACACAAGATACTGATATTACTACAGCGGATGATCCTATAGAAAATCCTGTAGCAGATATATCTGAACCAGATGATGTTGATGAGGAAGTTGTAAATGAAACGGTTAATGCAATGGAAATTACAACTGTAACAGAAAATGATGTAGCCTATGGTAAATCTATGTGGCCACAGGTTCAGAGTAGTAAGGGGGATAACGTTAAATTTAGCGTTAAAGGTAATATCAATATAAAACATATATGTGCACATTTAGCAAGTACTATACCTGATGGTACATACTGCAGTATACGTATAATATGTAAAACATTGTAAAATAAATATATGTAAGGAGAGATGTCATTATGACATCTCTCCTTACTTGATTTATAAACATATATTATTTTTTTAGTAATTTTAGGATAATCTTATAGAAAGGACTGATTTAAAATATGAAAATTTTTGAAAAACTTAGACAGAAAATTTTAAAAGAAAATATGATTATTGATGATTTATCAAATTATAAATCAGATTTTAAAGAATTTTATTTAAAAGCAATTAATAAGCCAAAAGATGTATCTGGAAATGAAATGTTTGAGTTCCTGATGTTATGCTTGGATTATTACACATATTCATCAACTGGTGATGTTTTAATAGATGATCATGAATATGATGAAATTATGAATATTTATATCCATAAGGGGAATAAACCATTTTATCATGCTGATTATATTGGTAATTATACAATGTGGCCATTTATAAGACATGAGGCACCATATATGGTAGGTTCAGTTGCCAAAATCTATAATAAAGATGAACTTGATAAATATTTAGATAGATTCAGATACATGAAAGGAGTAAGATTATTATTAGCTCCAAAATATGATGGAATATCAGCATGTATAAGAAAGTATAAAGGTAGAATTAACTATGCAATAACTAGAGCAAATGGTATCGAAGGACAGGATATTTTAGAAGTAGTTTTAAGATCTAAAAATCCTCTGACAGATTCAAAGTATCCTGATGGTTATTATAAGTGCGAATTATTAGTAAGTCAAAAAAGTTTTAATGCATTAGTGGAGCTTAAAAGATATGCAAATAGACGTTCAGCTACTTCAGCGATAGTTAATTCACCAAAAAATTTGGAATTTGCAGAGTTTATCAATGTAATGCCATTAGCATATACAAATGATAATGGCAAAGTTGTAAAATATATTGCAAAGGGAATGAAAGAGGTTAATACTCTCAGAACTAAAGAGGTTATGGAAGAAATCTTTGATATGTTAAAAACTATCAGAAGTACAGATTTCAAATATAGAACTGATGGAGTTGTTATATTTCCTATAAATGTCCCAGATCAGATTAATACTATAGATATAATGGCAGATGCAATAGCATATAAAGTAAATACCGCTATTGCATTAACTAGAGTTGAATTTGCATATATTAGTGTAGGGGTAAGAGGTAAAGCGATTCCTATGTTAAGATTAGTTCCAGTAGAAGTAAATGAGACAATAGTTACAGATGTATCATTAGGTTCATTTGATAAATTTAATTCTATGGGATTACATGAAAATGAAATGGTTGAGGTATATTCAGCTGGAGATGTAATACCACAAGCTCAGTTACCAGAAGAAAGAGATTATAAAAAGAAATCTAATTATTTGGAATTAGATATGAGATGTCCATATTGTGGTGAAAAGTTAGAAAGACGTGGTGCAGAATATTATTGTAAAAATAATAGATGTATTAGAGTCAATTCTGGTAAAATCATAAACTTCTTAGAAAAGTTAGGCGTAGAAAATATGTCTGATAAAACTATAGAAGCACTTTATGAACATAAGTTGGTTAGATGTATTGAAGATTTATTTGAAGTAGATTTTATGAAAGTTGCAAAGATATCAGGTTTTGGAGAAGTATCCGCAAATAACATGAAATCTGAAATAGATAAACTTAGAAAGAATCCAATACAAGCTTCTAGTTTATTAGGTGCTTTAGGAATAGAAAGAATATCTATTAAGAAATGTAAAGCAATTCTTCAGAATATATCTTTATCAGAAATAATGGATATGAAATCTCATAGACTTTATGATTATATAATGGATATCGATGGATTTTCAGTAAAGACTACAGAAACATTTGTAGAATTTATTAAAGAAAATAAAGGTCTTATAAGATATCTTATAGAAAAAATGAATATAGTACAAGATAAAATGTACTATACAAATGTGGTATTTACAGGAATTAGAAGTAAAGAATGGGAGCAGAAATTTAGAGATATTGGTGTAGATGTTTCTGATAATGTTAATTCAGAAACTAGAGCAGTTATCTGTGCATCTAATGATTCAGCATCGACTAAAATAAAAGCAGCTCACAAGAAAGCGGTTCCTGTAGTATTATTTGTAGAGATTGAAGATCTTTATGACCAGATAATGGATGAAATGGAGAATTAAATATGGAATGTGATATATTTTATAATAATGAATATGATGAAAGAGGCGATTTAGTTAAAGTCACAGAATCGACTGGTGCGGTGTTTGAATATAAATATGACGATAATCATAACTTAGTCTATATCAAAGAAATATTTGGTGACGTTGATAATTACTGTGAGACTTGG